CGAGATTCGGTGCCGGCGGCGTCTCATCCCCCTTCGGTTCGACCAGGTCGAGCTGCACCGCATGGGGATTGCCCGGGCCGATCTCGGCCCAGAATGGTGGGGCTTCCGGGTTGATCCGGTTCAGCCCCAGATGTTCGGCGGTGGCCTGCGCCTGGACGGAAAGATCGAGCGTCTCGTTGCGGACGACACCGGGCTTCTTCTCGTACCCGTTGTCGCCCCGCCGCTCGGCAAGGATCTCCGACAAACGCTCTTCCTCGAACCAGCTGGGCAAGGGATAGGCCCCGGCCTCGCCATCCTCGCGACCGAGTGCTGCCAGCACCGTGTCTTTGATCCGGTCCACGGCCATGTTCAGCAGCTTGATGCCCCGCGCGGCCTTGCCCTTTGATCCCCGTTCAGGGGCTTCGTGCCAGACCCGGTCGCGTTGCTTGAACCCCGACCGCCCGATCGACAGGAGCCACTTGCCCCCGTCGCCGTCGCGCTTGCGAGCCCGCCAGAATTTCTCGGCGTTGTCCGACCACCCTGCGGGGCCGTTGAAGTCCAGCGTCAGCGCGATGGGCTTCAGCCCGTAGCGCTCGCCCTGCACCTCGTAGACGACATCCGCGAGATCCAGCAGCACGTCGGCATCTTTGACATGCTTGCCGGGATCAAGCGCTCGCATCCGCCCTTCGCTGTCCCGCGCACGGGGCGCAGTCTCGGGAGGTTCGCGCAAGTCGAACCGGTCGAGCGGCATCCGCGTCCCGTCGATACCCCATGCCGTGACCATGACCGCGAACCAAGATCCGTTGGTGTCGATCGACACGGTGATGAACCGTGCCCAGGACGGCGCGATCTTGCGTTCCGCCGCCTTCAGCTTGTCACGCAGTGTGGCGACGGTCAGATCATCGTCGTCCGCGAAGGCATGCGGCGCCCATGGAACGCCGATTTCCGTGTAATGAACCTTCGCGAAGTCAGCGCTGTCGTCGAACACCTCGAACTTGCGGCGTTCCGTCTCGTAGCGGGTGACCAGCTGCGACCAGCTGGAGAAGGCCGCCGCCGCGCCGTTCAGCGCATAGGAGGCGGTCTCCGCCGCACGAACAGAACTGTCGTCGATCGGGACGAGCTCGCGGTACCGGGTACCGTCCTCCCGTTCGAGGATCCGGGTGCCCTCGTGCAGCCAGCCGCCCCGACCCGCCAACGCGGCTCGGTTCAGTTCCACCTTGTGCAGATGCGAGGTCAGGCAATGGCAGTGCGGGCATTCCATGTGCGCCTTGGCCCCCGCCTCGGCGGGTTCCAGTGTCGGATCGAAGCGCAGGCGGTCGAAGCGCGGCTCATAGAGTTCCCCGCAATCGCGGCATTCCCAATACCACCGCCCCCGCGTCCCGTCGTTGTAAAGGTTAATGATCCCGGCAGAGACGCGCGGGAAGAGGTGGGGCGCCAGCGGATCGAAGCGGAACGTCTCGTCGACGGCCGGGAACGCGGGGGTGCTTTCGGCAAAGATGAAGCCTCGGCTCATGTAGATGCGGATCCGGCTTTCGGCCATCTTGAACGGGCTGCCTTCCGGCGAGTCCTTCGGACCCAGCCGTTGCGGCATGTGGTCGTAATCCGTCAGCAGCACACCGCGCTGCGTCCGGCTGGAAAGCTGGTTCGGCACCGGATAACCGATGGTCAGACGCATGCCCTTAAAGCGCTTGCGCGAGAACGTGCTGTCATCGCGGCCCTTCCCGAGCCGTTCGACGAGGAACGGGCTATTCTCGATCATCGGGTCGAGCTTCTCCTCGACCCAGGCATCCGCGTCCGACTTGGTCATGTGGATGATCTGGATCGGGTCGGGCTGGCACATGATGGCGTGCGCCGCGACCGTCTGGAGCACCATCGTCTTGCCCGACTGCGCAGGACCGACGAGAACCACCGCACCGAAGCGCCGGGATTGCGTGATGTTGCCTGGCTCCACCATGTAGGGCGTCACCATCCGGTCAAACTTGCCCCACGATCCCGCGATCGGCACGTGGACGAAGGCTTCGGCCGCATCCGCGACGGTCATCCGGCTAGGCGGATCGAGAAGCGGCAGCGCGTCGGCCAGCAGTTCCTCAGGCGTGACGAAGGGAGGCAGCGGCGGGATCTCCGGCACGCGCCCGATCGGTCTGTCCATCATCGTGATCATCAGAAGCCCAGCGTCCCTTGTTCACCTCGCGAGATCGGAACCACGGTGCCCGTGTTCTGCATCTTGCGCTCGATCTTGTTGCGCGCCTCGGCCAGCACCTTGTCGACGCGCGTCTGCACCGTCTCGACCTGCGCGGGGCTGATTCCCAATTCGCGTTCGCAGAAGTCCGGAAGGTTCTGCATCGACGTCTGGAAGGCTGAGAGCAGATCCTCCAGCAGGTCGTTCACGCGGTCGCGGCGCACGAGGTTGCCCCGCTGTTCCGCGACCTTGTTCCGCGCGTATTCGGCATCCGCCCATTTGCGGATTTCGTCGGCGGTCAGCCCGCCCTCATCCTCCGCCTGGTCGTCGTCGAGGTTCCGGAAAGCCAGCGCCGCCTGCGCCGCCAAGGCATCACCCCGATCGCGAGCCGCGCGGGTCGCGTCGTCCCGCTGCTGCTTCCATGCCCAGCAATGCGACAAGCGGAACTCGTAGGCGACCCCGTTCTGTCCGATGGCGCTGACGGGCATCCCCTGCGTCATCCATTTGGAGATCGAGTTCTCCGAGACACCAAAGGCGGTGGCCAGCTGCGAACGGTTCAGGAGGCCGTCGACCACACCCACCGGCAGCGGCCAGCGTGCAACATCGAGGACGCTCCCATCCGCCAGAGTGACGAGGTCGGACATAGGGACCCTTTCCCAACAACAACAATAACTTGAATCGCAACCCCCGGCGGAAATTGCACAGAGGAATGTAACCGGGCGCGAATGACCCGCGTGCGGGATCGACCCCGGAAGGACCCGCGACGTGATATTTTCAACACATCGGTGTCCGACCCCGCCCCCGGTCAGAGGGGGGGCAGGATGCCGCGCCGCACGGCCATCTTCTCGAAGGTCCGCTGCAGGTGCGCGGGCAGACGGCGCATGAACTGCCCCTCCGCCTCCTCGAAGAAGTGCAGGCGCGGCGTGTAGGTCGGCATCGCCGTCGTGAAGTGCAGGATCTTCGACACCTTGCCCTTCGTCGTGCGCTTGTAGACGCCCGGTGTCAGACTGTTGCCCTTGGCCGGGATGAAGTACCGCGCCCTGTTCCTGGCCCGCGACCGTTTCTTCGAATCATCCGTCTCGTTCGAGTTGAACCCAACCTCGCGGCCTGCCTTCAGCTGCGACATGACCTGATTGCGTTCGCCCCTCGACCAGTTGCCGAACGCGTCCAGCTTGGCCCCGTTGGCCGGGATCACGGCAGCGAAGTCGCCATCGTAATCAACCGTCGCCTTCAGCAGCTTCTCGATGCCGGTGGCCGGTCGATCCCCGCCGGTCTGCTGCACCTTGAGGAAATGCCTGCGCCCGACGGACGGACGTTCCTGAATGACGGCTTCCAGCGTGCGCGGGGTGGCCCCCTTGATGGTCATGGAGTTCTTCGCAAACCGCGTAGGCTTGTCGAAGATCGTATCCATGCGATCCTGCATGTGCTGATGCACATCCTTTGTCGCATCGTTGATCGCCCACGACCCCGCAACGCGGATATCCCGTTCGGCGAGCTGCTTGAAGGACGTGTTCAGATCACGCGGGTCCAGCTTGAGCGATAGCTCCATGGCACCCCCCGGACATGACAAAGCCCGCACGGTCTGCTGACCTGCGGGCGTGAAGAAGATCCATACTTGCATCCCCAAACCAATAGGAGTTTTGTGATTCCATGGCACATATTTTGACAGGCGACGGATCTTTGACGTTTGAGGACGGCGAGACCTTTCCCGTTACGGTAAGTTTCCGCTGCGAAATGGCTGAAAATGGTTGGCTCGGCAGAGGCAAGCTTTCGTCAGGCTCACCCCAAATCATCGAAGAAAAAAAGGGCTATGCCACTCTCTCCTGCAAAGGATGGAGATGTAAGGTCGTCGTGATCCATTTGGACAAGCAGAACGTGCTTTCAGTCCTGTCCCCACATCTCCCGGTGCTTGGCATCTGAACAAGTATGATGCCTGTCCCAGAGCCCGAGCTAACCCGTAAGGCACAAACCTGAAGGCAATGTTCAGATTTAGGAAGTTGTTAAGCCCGGACGTGCTTCTGTTTACAGGCAGCATCGATCGGAAGTCACATGCCCGCTTATCTGGTAACTTATGAACTGAACCGCGTCTCCTCGCGCCGAAGCACTGAATTCGTCGAACACGCGCAAATCTTCGGATGGAGCCCTTGGGTAGACGGTGCACCATACGGTTTGCTCAAACTCCCAAGTTCTGCGCTCCACGGAAACTTCATCGATCGCAATGTAGCAATGGACGCCTTCAAACGCGCAGTGCAGGCCGCGAACAGAGGTTGGCGGGATATGATGGCAGTGGATAAGTGGATCGTCTCAGACTATTCCGTCACGACATTCCAGACAAATGACGTGCAGGCATATAAGCAGCTGTCCCACTGAAGGCGGATACACAAAAGCGCGGCACCATCTCTGGGCCGCGCTCTTCTCCGATAATGCCGATCT